TCTGGCTGCATTGGTATTTGGTTGTATTCCTCTTTGTGCAAGTCTTGCTAAGAGTGGTGCGAAGTTTGCCATATTATCTTCCTAACTGATCTTCTGTCATAATTTTAAATTCCCATCTTCTGTCTTTGCAAAATTCATTTGCAGCTTTCCATTTTGCTTCATTTACTGACCATGTTTTCATTTCACTTAAATATCTAGGTGTAATTTTTTGTTTCTTTTTTGGTGGTTTGGTTTCTCTTTTTGGTTTCACTTCTACTATAACTGTCTGTGTCGAATCGTTTCTTTTTACCTTTATTAAGAAATCTGGATAATATCTATGCATCTTTCTATCAATTGGAGATAAATAGGGTATTACGAGCTCTTCACTTGACCAAACAAGGACTTCTGGATTATCGTCACAATATTTCATAAACCTTCTTTCCCACATGGATCGATAAACAATATTTTTAACATTGCCTACATATTTTTGTGGGTGTTTTGGGTTGTATTTTCCTTTATATGTAAATCTTCTCATTTCAATCAATAAAACCTTTATAAATATATTTAACTATTTAGGAGAATTTTTAATATGGCAGGTTACACCTATCCAATTGAATCTGGCCCAAATGCCGGAGATCATTTATTGTTTACTGCATATTCGGGGCGAGTTGCTGGATATACAAAAGTTAAATCCAGAGATGACCAACCTTCACAGGAAGTGGTCGGTACTGTTCAGTTGTTCCTTCCAGAAAATATTAAAAATACAACAAAACAAAATTTTCAAAATACTAACGATGGTACTGCATTATCAGGGATCGCAAATATTTTTGAACAGGGAAATGCCGATAATCCACCAGAAATGTCTGGTGTATTAAAAACAATAAAAGGAATTATTGGTGGTGGCGGTGATGCACTAACTGCCAGTCTTGGCGCTGGCGGAGAATCTGCAACACTTGCTGCGCAGGCATTAGGTAGATCGACAGCAGCTGCAAATAGACATACTTTGTATCAGGGCCCAGAATATAGAAGTTTTTCTTATGCATATAATTTAATGCCCAAGTCAGAAAAAGAATCGGATGTACTTACCGACATAATAGAATTTTTTAGAATGAATATGTCTCCAGAATTATCTGGAAACGCTGGTAACTTTTTTACTCCTCCAAATTACTTTGAACTAAAATATATGATAGATGGTATAGAATCAAAACATTTAAATAAAATAAAACCATGTGTATTAACTGACTTTGATGTTGAATTTGGCGGAAATGGTTCGTTTGGAATGTTTGCATCTAGTGGAGCTCCATCAGTTGTAAATCTTAGTATGACTTTCCAAGAAGTACAATTGATAACCAGAAGTGATGTAAAGGCAGGATATTAATATGTTCGATAGATTAAACAATATAAAATATGACATAAACCTTAATGGACAATCTAGAGAGGTAAAGAATATTTTTAAATATTCTTATGTAATGCAAGAATATAGAAACAATCCTCTTTCTACTTTCGATCATACAGTTCACGACTCCGAAACTCCAGAAAAAATTGCATATAATTACTACAAAGATTCTAAATTGTCTTGGATTATTTTGTTGGTAAATGATATAAAGGATAGGTATTTGGAATGGCCAAGAACAGAAACAGAGCTTATCAATTCAATAAAGAAAACTTATAATCCAGAAATTCTTCCATATTTTGATTTAAAAAGAAAAAATGCAATTCCTCAAAAAGAAAATAATGAATTGGATAAGGATTCTCTGCAACAAAGAAGTGCAAGAACTGTTGGCCAACTTGCTAGAGTTGATGGAGATTTTTATATTTGGAATGGTAGGGAAATACAAGAGAACCAGAATAATTTTTTAACTTCTTGGGATAAACTTACATCAGACGATAAGATAATAGCATTGGATATTTCAAAAAAACTTCCAATATGGTATATGTCTGTTGACGATACTCATAAGATTTCAAATAGTTCTTATGCAAATCTAGATATACAAAAAAAGAAACAGTATAAATTATATTCGGTTTGGGATAATGCTTTTGATAATAATGAGAAGAATAGAAGAATAAAACTATTACGGACAGATTTGATTAATGATTTTTTGAAAGATTGGGAAGAGGCTTCTAAATAATGTCTGATTTTACTAAACTAGGAGATTATGAGTTATCTAAATTAGAAATAACTTCTCATAATGGATTTAAACAAAGTGTAGTTACGCTTGCTTCTTCTATTCAAATATATGAAGATTTATTTTCCTCTAGTATTACAGCAAGAATTACTATATTAGATGATGTTGGTTTGATGAACTACCTGCCAGTTATAGGACAGGAAAAGGTTGAGATCCAATTTAAAACACGCGGCGGTGATACTCAAATTTCTCTTAATATGGTAATACATAAAATATCATCGGTATCTAATGAAAATTTAGCACAAAGTTATAATTTGGAATTGGTTACTGAAGACATGATCTCTAATTTTGAAACTAGAATATCTGAACACTTTGAAGGAAGTGCTACTGAAATAGCCCAAAAATGTTTTGAAAGAATTAATTCATCTAAGACATTTGATGTAGAACCGAGCGACGATAGATATGATCAAGAAACTGGAATTATAATTCCTAATATGACTCCTATGCGAGCAATAAATTTTCTGTGTGATAGAGCATATTCAGAATCATATAAAAGTTCGTCCTATGTATTTTTCGAAACAACAAAAGGTTATAAATTAAAATCTATAGAATCTATGGCACAGGGTGAAAAGAGAAATGAGTTCTTTTTGGGAGATTTAAAAAATACTGGATCTGGAGCTCCTGATGCCTTTTTAGATCCAAATTCAGAAAACAAAAAAGTAATAACATATTCTTTCAACTCAAACTTTTCTGTTTTAGATAATATCGCAAAGGGTATGTATGTTGGAAATCTCACTACGGTAGATATGGTTACAAGAAATACAAAAACCTTCACTCATTCATATTGGGATAACTCTACAGACTATCAGTATATGAATGATGGGCCTATCCAAGATGTAAGCGGGCAGGGGAGACAGTATCGCCCAGAATCCTATTATCTCCTTCCAGAAGTCGAATTGACTGCTGGCAAGCCGCTATACAACCAAGAGAAGATATTTTTAAGTAGACTGTTTTATAAACAATTGATGGAAAATATTAAATGTACAATTACAGTGTATGGAGATAGTGACTTGGTTACGGGCGATTGTCTTGAATTAAATGTTCCTTTGTTTAGTTCAACTGATCCAGATAAAAAGGATGAATATTATAGTGGGAAATATATAATATTCGCATTGAGACATAGAATACAGGGTGGGAGATATATTATGGATTTAGAATTAGTAAAAGATTCATTCAACGAAACTCTTCCTTCTCCAGTTCCCCAGCTGGTTGGGCCGGTTGGCTTTGGTGGAGGCGGTAGATAATGGATTTTTTCAGTGGTAAAGAAGGTTTAGTTTGGTGGCAAGGAATTGTCGAAGATGTAAACGACCCCGAAGCATTAGGTAGAGTTAGAGTTAGAATCTTTGGATTTCATAATGAAGACAAGTCATTACTACCAACAACAAAACTTCCTTGGGCCTCCCCGATAATGCCTATCACATCTGCAGCAATTGCTGGTGTAGGACAATCTCCAACTGGTGCATTGCCTGGCGCATGGGTTATGGGGTTCTTTAGAGATGGACAATCCGGCCAAGACCCTATCATTTGGGGAACAGTCTATGGACGACCAAATGAAACATCTACAGGAGCAGAGGATGGTTCATATCCGTCTACTGAAGAAAGAGTTCCTGGCGCATCTACAACTAATGAGACAGATGTTAACAGACTTGCTCAAGGCGTTCCTCCAGATACTGGTTCTTCTGGAACTGCCGTAGATTCTTCTGGGCCGGATGATGGTGGACATGGTAAGCATTACAGCGAAGATGTAGATCAATCTGGAACATCTTCAGACGAAGAGAACAGAAAACGTATATCTAAAGTTACAACTAAGAATGGTAAGAGTGCATGGGTTGCTACAGTATTCAAGGACAATTTTCAAGGATTCATTAATGAATTAGAAAAGACACCTTCTTCAAATCATCCTAATGGATATACTATCTACAGTATTGGTGGTTATGTTTATAGAAAATCTGCAGCTGGAAATGGTAAATGGAGTTATCATGCATCTGGTGCGTCAATAGATATCAATCCAGCGGAAAATCCTTATAGTGATAGGTTTATCACTGACATGCCATCAAACACATCTGCAATCGCTAAGAAATATGGTCTGGGTTGGGGTGGTGACTGGAGCTCTAAAAAAGATACGATGCATTTCAGTATGGCAAGTGGAGAGCGTGGAACAGTTCGTCTAAAGCGTAATGGTATTGTTCCAGATGCAAGTGGAAATCAAAGTGCAATTGTTGGTAACTCAGCACCAATTACTGGTTCTACATATTCAACTCCATCTGGAACTGGTGCAAAAACACAACCCAAACCCACATTAGATGTTGGCGATTGGAACGAAAAAACATCATATGCAGTTGGAGACTTGGTTAAGGGCCCAAAGTTGCCGGAAGGACAAAACTCAATTGGAGGGCCGCCCTTCACATTGAAAACTGGTATTATTTCTTCTGCTGCTTCTCTGGGTATATCTGCAACAGATTTAGCAACAGTGATATCATATGAAACAGGTGGTACTTTCGATCCACGCAAGAAAGGCCCGACTACTCAATGGGGGCAGCATAGAGGACTGATACAATTTGGAGAACCGCAAGCCAGACAATATGGAGCAAATTTTTCAACAGAACAAACTGCATTAGATTCCCAACTTGGGCCTAATGGTGCTGTTGTAAAATATCTCAAAGGTGCTGGTGTTAGATCTGGCATGGGAAGATTGGAAGTTTATTCTGCAATCAACGCTGGCGGTGTTGGTGAAAAGTATTATGGTAGAACTGATGCAAATAATGGTGGTGCTGCTGGAACAGTCAGAGATAAAGTAAATAATCAAATGGCTGGACATGAAGTAAACGCCAATAGACTTCTTAAAGGTGCTGGAGAATCTACTTTTATAGAACAAAAAGTTTATATTGCAAAAAAAGCAGGAACTTCTGGAACTGATGGCGGGCCCAGAACTTCTAATTTGACAGATGGTACGGTGTTGTGGGAAATTGCACCCGATAGTGTTCAAGAGTCTTCTGTGAATGCACAGAAGGATGCTGCAGAGGCAGCTGCTGCGACCACTACAGATGGTTATACCACAAACGCAAAGGGCTCTGGAGCGTCTGGAGTCGCCTCTGAGGATAAACCATATTCAGTACAACAAAAAGAAAAGACTAGAGACACAACTGACCTATTCGAAGAACCAGAAAATCCATATGCGGCGAAATATCCCCACAATAAAGTATTATTTACAGAGTCTGGACATGTCCAAGAGTTTGATGATACGCCTGGGGCCGAAAGAATTAATGTAATGCATAAATCGGGAACTTTCCAAGAAATGCATCCAGATGGCAGCATGGTCGCTAAGATAGTAAAAGACAATTATGAAATTGTTTTTGGTGATAATAATATTTATGTAAAAGGAAACCTAAATATTGTTGTAGATAAAGATGTCAATATTAATGTTACTGGTGCAGTGGACGCAAAAATAGGAAAAACTCTAGATACCGAATCTGGTGGGAATACTACGATTAAAGCCCCGAAAATTGATTTAAATCCATAGGAAGAAAAATGACACTAGTAACTAATAAAGATTTTGATTTAAAATTTACCAGAATGTCTTCTGGAGATATAAAGATTAAAAAGGATATTCCCGAGCAAAATAAATTCCCTGCAATTGAACAGAGTCTTGTGAATATTTTACTTACCAATAAAGGTGAAAAGCCTTTCTTTCAGAATTTTGGTGGTAATATGTATGGAAATCTTTTTGAATTGATATCAGATATTGAATATATGTCCATTCCAGACGAAATAAATATAAAAGAAACTATAAGATTGACTATAGCAGAATATGAGCCTAGAGTTGTAGTGACAGACGTTCAATTTGTTGGTGATGGGGAAAATAGATATGGAAAAGGTTCTGTGACTAGGGCAACTGATAATAATCAGTTGAATATTGAAATTAAATATAAAGTACCACCGGCAACAGAAGTATTTGACTATACTTTAAAAGTAAAAAGAGTAAG